GCTGCCGGGACATCGGCGGCGTCTGGTGGCCCTACGGGCAAGGGAGCGGCCATCGTGGACGGTGGCGTGACCTGGCAGTATGTGAGCGGAGCGGTCGCGGTCCCGGCCCCCCTGCGGCACGCGGTGCTCCTGGTCGCAGCCGCCTACTACTCCAACCGTGGCGACAACGCGGACGCCAACCTGGACATCCTCAAGATGCCTGCCATCCAGGCGAGCCTGGCACCCTACCGGGTGATGAGGATTGGCACGCTATGATGAGCGAGAACCACGCCTGGACGGCTGGGGAGTTCCGCTTCCCGGTCGCGGTCGAGAGGCCTATCGACACCCCAGACGGTGCCGGTGGGTCCTCAACGGCGTGGGTAGTGACCATCCCCATTATCTGGTGCAGCGTGGAGGAGATGACCGGCGATGAGCAGTACGGGGACAAGGACAAGGGCCGCGTCCGAACATTCAAGAAGGTGCGGTTCACCTCCTGGTTCCGCGATGACATCAAGGCTACCGACCGGCTGGTGCTGGAAGGCGTGCTCTACAACATCCGGACGGTGACGAACCTTCTCCTGCGGAACAAGTTTGTGCAAATCGTGGCCGACTGCGGGGTGGAACAATGACCATATCCATCGGGGACTACAACCTGCCGAACATCAAGAAAGAGGCAGAGCGGAAGCTCAAGCGCCTGCAACTGGCCGTGGCACTTGGCACAAACCGGGCAGCAAACCACATCCGATCCCACACCATCGACAAGATCGCGAAGCAGGGCCGCACGGGCAACGAGTACCCGCGTGGCGAGGGTCGCGCGCACATCGCTTCGGTGCCAGGCGAGCCACCGGCCTACGACTACGGCAAGCTGACCCGTGGCCTTCGTGTGACCCAGGCAAAGCCAGGCCTGATGGCGATTGCCGAAATGACGAGTCGGGCCGAGTATTCGGAAGACCTCGAGTTTGGCACGCGACAGGTGGCGGCTCGCCCCTTTATGATGCCTGACGAGAAGACCATCAACGAGGCTGGCGCGATGCTCCGGGCCGAGATCGAGGCGGCTGTGTCCGCATGAGCCTTACCCAGCCCAGCCCTCCGCACACCGAGATCCTGGCCGCAGCCTATGCGCGGCTCAAGGGGAGTGCTGCGCTGGCCGAGATCGTGGGAAAGTCGGTCTATAACCACCTCCCGCAGGAGGAGCCGACGCCATGCTGCCGGGTGCGCTGGAACGACACGCGGGAGTGGGACACCAAGGACAGCGCCGGGGTCGAAGGCTTCATCGTGGTGGATGTGTGGACGGACTACCGTGGCGACCTCCTGGCCTACCAGGCAGCCGACATCATCGTGGCCTTGCTCCACCTCGTACCCCTCTCTCTGCCCTCGAGTCAATCGCTGATTCTCAGGCGCGAAACTGTCGCTATGTTCACGGAGCAAGACGGTGTGACCCATCATACCGCGATCACCTTCTCTCACATAGCCACCAACTGACCCAACCCCCGAAAGGAACCAAGTCATGGCGAAATACTGCGGCAAAGACCTTCTGATCCAGCGGCTCAAGACCGCGCCCTCCACCTATGAAACCATCGCCGGGATGCGTTCGACCTCGCTCAAGATCAACAACGAGCAGGTGGACGTGACGGACAAGGGCGATGTGCCGTGGCGTCAACTTCTCGCCTGCGGCATCCGGTCGATGGAGCTTTCCGCCTCTGGCGTGTTCTCCGATGCCGTGGCCCTGGCCGACATCATGGGCGATGTGACCACCGGAGCCATCGTCCAGTTCAAGATCATCAGCGGTCGTGGCGACACCTTCGTTGGCATGTTCCTGGTCGCCTCGTGCGAGCGGAACGGCGAGTACAACGGGGCCGAGCAGTACAGCCTGACGCTGGCCTCCGCTGGTGCCATCGCCTACACCGCCGCGCCGTAATCTTTCCGCCCTCCATCCGGGGGGCTTCACCGCCAGAAATCCAGAGGAGGAGCTATGGCAAATAAAGCAGCGGGTGAGCTTGAAATCACCCTTGACGGGAAACCCTATACCTTGAGGCCGACCTACGGGGCGGTGATCGAGTTTGAGGACCTTTCCGGTCTTGCCGTGTTCGAGGCGATGAGCCACGCAGGAGAGCGGAAGTCGACACCTCTCAAGGTGATCACTTCCGCCTTCTATGCGTGCATGAAGCCATGCTGGAAGCCGAGCATGGGCGTAATGCCAACGCAGAGCCAGGTTGGAGCCGCCATCTACAAGGACGGCATCCCGAACCATCTATCGTCCTACTTCACCTTGCTGGGCAACATGATGTCCGGTGAGCGTGCGCTGGAGGAAGCCAGCAAGAAAATGGACGGTGAGCCGGGAAACGTCTAAGCGATGACGACGACGACGGCATGGAATCCATCGCCCTTGATTGGGCAGCCTGTGCCGCCGTTCTCGTCATCGAATACCACTTCTCCATGGAGCAGGCGTGGAACACCACACACCGCGAGTTCTGCCTCATCGCTGACGTAAAGAGCAAGGCACGCGGCCTAGAACGGAGATCGACAAACTACGATGTGGAAAGGCTTACTGGCCTTGAAGCGCATCTAAAGAACCTTGGAGTGCTGACATGAGCAATTCGCTTCCGCCGCTGATCCTCCCCATCATCGGGGATACCACGAAGCTGGCGGAAGCGTTCAGCAAGGCCAAGACGCTGGCAACGCAGTTCGGCGCAGGCATCGATGGTGCGTTCGGCAATGCCAGGGCGGCGTTCAACAACATGGGGGCGGCGGTCGGAAAGATCATCGGCCCTCTGGCCGCTGCGGCTACCGCGTTCGCTTCGGTGAAGTCCATCGTGGATTCATTCAACCGAGCCGAAACGCTGTCCCGGATGTCGCAGGACTTGGGAGTGACGGTCGAGAACCTGCAAAAGCTGCACTATGCAGCCGAGCTCTCAGGCTCATCGGCAGAGGAAATGGACAAGTCGCTGCGGAAGATGTCCGTTTTCCTTGGTGAGGCCGGTGCAGCCGGTTCTGGTGCAGCAAAGACCCTCAAGGAACTGGGTCTGTCGCTGAAGGACTTCGAGGGCAAGACGGCTGACAAGGCCCTTGGCATGATGGCTGACAGCCTCAACAAGGTACAAGGCGCTGGCGAGAGGGCCGCTCTTGGAATGGCCGTGTTCGGGCGCGATGCCTCTGGAATGGCAAGCCTACTGGCTGGCGGCTCCGCTAACATGAAGGCGCTTGGTGACGAGGCAGAGCGCACCGGGCGTGTGATGAAAAATATTGACTTTGCACAGATGATGGTTGCCAAGGATGCGGTGGAGAAGCTGGGGACCGCCTTCAAGGCTCTATCGGATCGCCTATCCGTGGCTCTGGCCCCGGTAATCCGCTGGATCTCCAAGTCCATCAATGACTGGATCGGAGATACCAAGCGATTTGACGAAACATTCCAGGGCGTTGCAAAGGGCATTGTGACCGCCATCGGCATCGTGAAGATGACATGGCAGGGGCTGCAACTCCTCTGGGAAGGTGCCAAGGTAGTGATCGGCGCTCTCAGCGTGGCGTTCTGGGAGAGCATGCGCGGCATCACCAAAGCAATTCTGTTTGTATGGGGTGAAATCAAAAACGTGCTGAATGCCATCGGCGCAGGGTTCAACCTCACCGGGAACGTGATAAAGCTGGTGTGGGTGTCGGTGAAGACATCCGCCCTTGCCTCATTCGCGTTCATCCAAGAAAAGTTTGGCGAGATGATCCAGGCCATGGGCGAGGCTGCCCGCAAGTCGGAATTGAAAGGGCTGTCCGACATCGGAGCGAAAGCGGAATCCGCGGGTGCCGATATGCGCGTGGCTGCCATGCGCCTGAGCCAGGTTGCGAAGGGCGAGTTCAAAACCGCCGTTGGTGACGTGAAGCAATCAACAGAGAAGTTCGTAGATTCAATCAAGAAGTTCGGAGAGATGCCGGACGTGGCAACCGAGAAGCTGGATGTGATGGTGGGCCAGGCGCACCAGTTCTACCAAGAATCGAAGGCCGCGTTCGTGGAGATTTCGGAGGAGATCGCCAGCCAGGAAGGTGGAAACGCGATTGACGAGATGTTCAAATCATACAGTGAGTCGAACGAGCAAACGCAGGCTGAGATCACAGCGGTGGCAACCAAAGCCTCCGAGGAACGAGTGTTGGTAACGGAGAATGAAACCAACAAGGCGTCCGAAGCCTATTCCAAACTGGCAAAAGATTACGCGGCGATGGTGGGCGAAATGGACAAGCAGGCTGCATCGCTGACTGATGAGGGCGGAAAGTCCGATCCGATGAAAGCGGCTCGCGATGAGTACACGGAACGCATGAAGCTGATCAACAAGGCACACAGCGAAGGGATCGCCAGCGAAACCGAGTACCAGCAGGCGCTCGTGAAAGCCACCCAGATTTATGGATTGATGAAGAACAAGATCACGGAGGAAAACTTCGAGTCTCTGGCGAAGGTGG